GCGTTAGCGTGCCGTTTTTGGTGCGTGCGAGCGGCAAGCCGTCATGATTGATCAAGAGCCGCACGTCTGGCGTCTCAGTTAAAGTCTTGCGAAATGCGCCAGGGGCGATCACTTCGTTGAAGGGCAGCGGCACGCTCGACTCGTTAAAGACAGCAGCATAGCCAGCCAGACGCATGGTGCCGTCGGCGTCTCGCGCTTCGATGTCGCGGACCACGTAGGTGCGGCGTTCGATCTCTTTCATTTTGCTCCTTGGTGTGTTGTCGGACTCTGCATCAAGCGCGTCGATCTTGCGCTGTGCCCAGTCCTGAGCTCTGTTGCCGAAGTTTGAATCCCCACCCCAAAGCAGCCACGCGACCAGCCCTGGCCCTGGATATCCAGAGTCTGAAGGGTCTGAGTTCTGTGGTGCGTCTCCGTTGATCTTGTGTCGCGCGAACCAAGGCGCCATTCGACGCACTTTGTCCTCGCTGATGTTGCCGTCTGACATCTCGCGCGCTTCTCGTTTGGTGCCGTCTGTAAGACCGTCACCGCCGAAGCCGTCGCGCAAATACTTGAGTCCGAGGCTGGCGTTGTCGCGCATATAAGAAGGCGCCGACAGATCGACAGCTCGAGAGGCTTCCTCTGAGCGCCAGGCGTTGCAGTAGTAGCCGCCGTCAACAAAGTCGTCCCAGCGCTCGCACCAGGCTTTGGTGCCGTCCTCGCTGAGTCTGGTCTCGTCGTAGAAAAAGCAGTTTCCGCAAGCGCGCCCCTCTGGGACGTCCTCTGCGAGTGCAGGCCTGTAGTTCTCTGGCAGCTCGCGTGTGCTGATCTCGCCGCCAGGTTCTAGATCTTCAGAGACCGAAGCTGCGACCATCTGGTCGATCGCGTCTTGCTTGGTGTCGTGGCAGCCGATCGTGGTGTAGCGCCCGTCTGATTCCTCTTTGACGGTGGCCCAGCCCGAGCAGTCTGCCTGCGTGTCACTGATATAGTAAGGCATTACTTGACCTCGTATGCGCTCGCTGGGTCTGCGGGGTCGATCGTCGAAAGTCCTTGAAGCTGAGTCGTTGGAACGCCTGTGTGCTTCATCTCTGGCATGCCAACAGCTGCCAAGACTGCAGACGGCTCGAAGCCGACCTGAATCAAGCGAGCAGCGATCTCGGTGCGCAGTTGCAGACCAACGTCTTTAGCGTCTGCGGCGTCGATGTTCTGCAGTGGAACGCGGTACTGGTCGCCCATGTCGCCGAGTGGTGCAAGATCTTCAACAGCGCGCACGTCGTTGAGCGATAAAAAGCCGTTTGTTAGTCCAGAGGTGTAAGCCTGGAAGCGCTCGATCGTGGTGCCACGAAGCAAGGCGTCGAGGTTGAACTTGACGAAGCCGTCTTTCTCTGGCAAGAGCTGAGAAAGCGCCTGCTCGAGTCGTTCAAGCAGTGGGCGCAGCGAGTGCTGAACGAAGGAGAGATTCTGAGCTTCAACGCTTGCGAACGACATAGCGCCAGCGACTGGGTGCCCGAGCAGTGAGATCGGAACGCGAAACAGGCGAGCGATGTCCTCGACGTTAAAGCGACGAGTGTCCAAGAGCTGCGCGTCTTGCGCGTTGATCGCCAGCGGTCTGAAAGAGGCGCCATTCGTGAGAATGCCGATCTTGCCAGCGCGATTCGGGCCTGCGTGGTTGATGCTCCAGTTGCGAGCCATGTCTTCGGCTTGCTCTTTGGTCAGATCGCCTTGCGCTTCAATGACGCCGCCTGGGTTTGCAGCGTTGCCAAAGTAAGCAGCGGCGTAGGTGTCTGCGGCCATCGCAGCGCCGATCGTAAGCCGAGCAGCACCGATCGGGCTGAGCCCGTAGTGCGAGCCTGGAAGTCTAAAGAGAGGGATGTGCAAGATCTCGTCGCGTGTAAGTTCGCGGCTGAAGTTGCCCTGCGAGTCGCGCATCTTGTAAACCAGTGGCGCTCCAGGGTTTGGCCTAGAGACGCGAATGTCGTCTGGGTGCACGACGTAGAGCTCGACGACTTCGTTGTTGCTGTCGCGAACGGTCAAGATGTAGGCGTTGCCGTGCAGGTTCAGCGAGGCGAGCACTTGCTCCAAGAACTCGAGTCTTGTGCTTTCTGGGTTCGGTTGTGAGACCCAGATCGGCGCTTCGCCGTAGATCGCGGCGTACGAGATTCGATTCCGACCACGGCGCACGTAGGCACCCATCGGCAAAGAGGAGATCGTGTCGCCGAGTAAGCGAACACAAGCGTAAACGGTTGACATACGAATCGCCGAGTCTGGTGTGACTTCGATGCCAGAAGGCGTCGCAAAAGCTGGACGTCCTGGGATAAGCGGTTCGACGTATTGGTTTATAGCGCGCTTTTCAGTCGCCGAGCGCAGTGACTTAGATATTGACATCAGGCGCCTTTCTCACAGGACCAGACAAGGAATGAGCCGAGTGCAACGAGTGCGACTGGCACTGACAGCATAGCAAGGCCGCAAGTCGCGGCTGCTAGCCCACTGACCTCGATCACGATGGACCAGTTAAGCTTCATATTTGATCTCCTAGACCTCGAACGCAAAGAACTGCGTCGCGTTTTTGACTTCTGGCTGGTTGAGCTGCGCGTCCGTCCTGCCGAGATAGGCCAGGACTGCAGCGATCAAGCCGTCGATCTTGTGCGTTTGCGATGGTTTCGATACCTGCCCGTAGCGAGCTGGTATCGCGTTCAGTACGTGCCGAGTCAGCTCTGGCGAGCCGTCGTGCTTGAGTCTGCCTTCGAGTGTGTCCTCAAGAAAGCGGTCAAGGCCCTGGCTCATCAGCTTGCGCTGGCTGGCTGGATAGACTGCGACCACTCGATCAACGAAGGACGTGTTCCAAGCGTCGAGGTACGACTGCCAGCCCGAAGGGTCTGCCCAGATCGAGCGAACGTCGTACTTCTCGAAAGTCTCGCGCACCACCTCATCGACTTCGATGCGTGGCACTTCCCAGCCGTAACCAGCTGGGCCAGGTGGTCGTTCCCAGCAGGCGACCTGAAAGATCTTGCCGTCCTCGACCCTGCAGGCGACTAAAACAGTGGCGTCGTCTTTGCGAGAGCCGTCATATCCGAGCACCACGGGGGTGCCGTCTGCCAGCTGCTCGGGTTCTGCTGCCTTGTTCCAAGCGACTGAGTCCATATATTTGTCGCTGTCGGTAGAAGGCTGGTTCAAAAAATAGCGTCTTGCATCTGACCCTTTGGTCATTGGGTCTTGTATCTCGTGCACGAGTCGGTCAATATCGAGCCAAGCGAAGGCTGGGCCGTAAGCGACTGCGAGTGCTTTCTTAAGCTGCTCGGTGTTCTGCAGATCTGGCACCTCTGGCGCTTGCACGTGATCGAACAAGAGGCCAGGGTTCTTTGCTCTGCCTTCTTGCATCGCTACCCAAAGCCTGTGCGTCTGCTCGGCGATCGAGTCCTCACCGACTGCGTACATCGTTGAAGTCTCCAGCAGCCAAGGGTCGGCGGCTTTGCGCTTTGCCAGGTTGCGTCGCACGGTTTCGTGCATTCGACGCAGTTCAGGCGACGAGTACAGGTGCGTCTCGTCTGCGACAGCGAAGGACTCCTTGCCGCCGTCTTTCGAAGCTGACGCCGCTGTCGATGGAATGATCTCGCCGCCACCTCGCAAGATGGTGCGAGTCAGTCCGATGTCGATGCCTGGGTAGTCGCTGCCGAAGTTCGACTTGACGTGCTCGAGCATATAGCGCACGTTGTCGTAGGTGTTTCCAGACTGGCTCTCCTCTGTGGCGAGGCACCGAATGAAAGGGTACTGCACTGGGCGACCGACGGGCGTGCCGTCAGTCAGAAAGTGATCGAATCGCGCTGGTCCGAGTGCTTCGAAGCAGACGATCATTCCAGCGAGTTCGCTCTTGGCTCTGCCCTTCGAACGCGAGAAGAAGGCGCGTCGAGTGGTGCGCTTGCCGTTGCGGTCGATCTCGTAAGCTCTGAGTATGAAGGTGGCCTGCTCGTCGTCTAGAACGATCGGCTCGCCCTGCACGTCGCCTGGCCCGTGGACCAGGTACGTCTCTATCCAGTCAATGGCCACCCACCCGAGCGACTTAAAGCTGGACTGCTGTGCTTTCTTGGTCATTGTCCCCCACGACCTTCAAGAGGCGAGTGCGCCGCTGAGCTGTCAAAGTCTTGCTTGTCGTCTTGCTTGCGTCCTGGTCGCTGTCCACCTGCAGGCGCAGACGCAGTCTGTCCTCTGGTGTCGCGCCGAACTTGGCCACTCGAATGCGCAGCTCGGCGGCTGTGTTCTCGCCGCTCCAATGC